ATCGTCCAGCAAAAGCGTCCGACAGCCACGCCCGCGACGTCCGCGATCAATCCGCCGGGACCGGCATCATAAGTCGCGATGGGATTCTGCGAGGCGCGGTCGCCTTGGACTGCCTGAGCTTCCTGCGAATAGACCTGTTGCTGAAATCCGCCGGCCATTTGAGTCTCCTTTAGGCGTTAGTGATGCGGGCGGCGCCCGGAAATTCTTTGAAGAACGCGCCGTCGCCACTGTCGAGACTTTCGTCGAAGGCATGGCCGCCATTGCCGTTCTGGTAGTTCGATTGCGCGCCGGCCTTCGGCATCATCTTGATGATAGTTTTGAGTGCGGATGGATGGATCGTGTCGGCGTCCTCGATCTTGCGAATGACAGCGGCAGCGCGGAGAACCTTTTCGGCGCTATCAAGCGCCATGGGAAGGTCGCCGACATAAGGACGGACGAATTCTCGGGCCTCGGCTGTTTCGGTCGCATTTTGACGAACTGCGGTGACGGCGGAGGCAATGCCCTTTGCCATCTGATCCACGGTTACGAATTTCTTGGAATCCATCGCGCCTCTCCGGTCTTTGGCACCCTTCTTGTCCTTGCCGCCGCGACGATCTTTGCCGCCAGGCTTTTCTTCGGCCTCTTCTTGTTCGATTTCGCCGTCCTCACCTTCTTCCTGCTCGATCTCGCCGTCTTCGCCTTCTTCTTGTTCAGCGCCCTTGCCGCCGACTTCGACCTCGACGTTCTCTTCGTCTTCACCTTCTTTCTTGGGCGGCCATTCGTCGAGAGCATTCTCGGGAAGCTCGTCACGGATCATGTCCATGACCTTGGCGCAAGTCTCGTCGGATGCGCCCTTGGACTTGAGCCAGCCGCCGAAGCCGCCGTCGAAGCTCTTGCCTTTGTCGGCGCGCTCGAATTCTTCGCCGACCTTTTTCGGAATGCCGAGGTTCGAAGTTCCATGCGCGGCGGCTTCCATGGCTCGGTGCTGTTCGGGAGAAACCGAAACATCCGCCGCTTTCTTGTCAGCTTGAGCCGTCTTTTCCAAGTGATCGAGCAGCTTTCCCATATGCCCGAGATTCAACTCTCCATCGGCGGCAAGCGTCTTGCCCTTGATCGCTTTTTTCAGATCGGAAAGGATCGTCGGCTTGCGGGCATTGAAATTCGAGGAATTCAGACCCTTAAAAATTGGCGAATAATCCACTGCGGCGTCAAACGCCAGAAGGGGATTGACCGCGCGCGCCGCGCGCAACACGGTTAAAGCCTCGATTCGGGTCGGCTTAGTTGCGCCGGACATATGATGCTCCTTCAAGGCTTGGTGGGAAGTGCCGAGCAATTTCTCGTCAAGACCGAGCGCCCGCAAAGCTTCCTTGGGCGTCCTAAATTTCTTTCGGAGTGCTTCGCGCAGGCTGTTCATATTCCGCCACAAAAATGGGGATAGGCTAATGTATTTCGCATATCATAGAGAAATTCGATAGTGCTGCAATTTGTTATTCCGAGCGCATGATCTCTTCGACTATTTTAGGCGCGCGTTCGATAATTCGGAGTAAAACACGAGTCGCTTTGGATGGGATGCGATTGTTCTGCTCCCAACATCGCAGTGTCGAAAGATTGAAACCAAATCGTTCGGCAAATTGAATCTGTGTAAGGTTGAGCGATTGCCGAATTTTGCGGACATCGATTGTCATTATTTTATACTCAATCCAAATATACATTTTTCGATAATTGACCATTCATAATCTTCTACACTATCTCCTATGAGCACATCGTGGCCAGCTCGACCTTCTTCAACTATGGTTATATGATTTCCCTTAATATCGCGCATTATTCCATCGAATTGTTCACCATTAAACACGCCAGATATCATTTCAGGTGTATAATGATAGCCACATGACAACTCACGCTGCTTGTTGCTTTCGATTAGATCTATCGCTTTATCCGTCCATACAAAAATGCTATTCTTGAGATATGGAGCTTCGTAATATGCCTCGCTACCCGTGGTCCCGACAATATCCCACATCCTGTGATTTTCGGAATCCACAGGGACGTGTTTGCGAAGAAGCTGGACCCCATTGAACGTCGGGGCCGCCTTTTCAAGCTCTTCACCGGGACAAAACATATTATAGATTTTATCGGGATCGAGCCCTAACTCTTCGGAACCCGGTATTTCGCTACCCTTATAGGGGCGGATTTGCTCCTTCGAGATATTGGCGACTTTGACCCGCATGCGGCCGACGTCATCAAACTCCCTGACCGATTCATCAAAGACAATCCGCAGCCCTTCATCTTGCGCGCCGCGCGCGAACTCATTCTCAAGTTCTTGGGCGACGCCGGATTTATGCGCCGGCTCTTCGGCTTCTTCGGCAAAAAACTCCGCGAGCAGCGATGCCAGACCGGGATGAAGCGGAGATGGCGGGTCGTTTAAAGGAGCCCACACATATTCGGACGATTCGTCGTTTAATTCGGGATCAAAGCGTTCGTCGAGATTATGGCGGAACGTCGCGAAATCGAGGCCATCTTCATCACTCGTCTGGCGCAGAAACCGAAACGACGGCGGATCACGGAACGCAACTTCTTCATGCGCCTCGCGCTCGGCCGCGTCGTGGAATGTTTCGCCATTCTCAACACTTCCCGCCGGAATAGACCAATGCCCAGCATAATCAGCTCCTTGACGTTTGATAAACAGCGCGTCTCCATCCGGGGTTGTGAACAACACGCCCGCGGCGCGCTTGCGACCAGCTCCGGCGGGAAGTCCAGCGTTGGGTGATAGTGCAGCCGCCATCTCAGCGCTTTCGCTTTACTGTCACCGGGAGGCCGACGCTGAAATCGCCATTGCCATCCATGACAGGAAATTTTGGCGATTCTGAAATGAAACTTCCGTTAGAGCGAAGCGTTCCTCGCTTGGTGAACTGCCCAAGCCGCGCGTGGCTGATTCGCATATATCCGGGATGGGCTCGCATCCATGCCGCTTGCTCGCGCGTCGGCGAGGCGATGCGTTTTGGAGCAGGCGCGGGGTGAGATGTTTGATTGAGCATTAGGAGAATCCCTTAATCAGAGGCCGCCAGGAACAACGGCATCGGGGTTCAGTTCCAGGCCATATCCGTTTATTTATTGCAGGATCAAGCCATCCGTCTTTGAGACTAAACTTTTTGCCATCATTTGCAACATGCGTTGGACGAGGCACTTTTCCCGCATGAGAATGAATCCAAATAGCTTCATCAAGACCAAGTTCTATTTCTCGAACTCGCCTAAGATTAGATGTAACTTTCGAGTTTTGATCGGAAGCTATAAATTCCGCCCGCCTTCGCGTCACGCCCAACCGATCTTGAAGCTCTGTCGTCAACGAATGAAGGTCGCGACCCGCCGTAACCGAGCGCATGACGATCCCCTCGACCTGCGTATGAAATTCTTGCGGGATCGATTTAATGAGCGCGACATTTTCCGCCACGATAGCGTCGATATTATCCGTCATCGCCGGCGTCATCTGGAACTTCACGGAAATCCCGCCATCCCGCAATATCTTTCGGAGCGCTTCATCCGAACGATTGCCAGCTTTTTTGGCGAACCACGCCGCGAGTTTTGGAGCCGCCGCGTTGATCTTTTTTTCCCAATATCGCCCGAGCCATTTCAACACCGCTTCAAGCGCCTTGGCCGGGCTCGCATCTTGCGCCATCTCGGGAGGTTTGCGGCGATATTGAGCGCGAATGTGCCAGGCATAAGACCGGGCCATTTCGTCGATCAGGGAATTGAGCTTTTTTTGATATTCGGATGCAATGCCGGCGTTAGGGCGGATCACGCGGAGTGTTTTGGGCTTGCTAGCCATTAGTGAGACTGTTTAATCGATTCTAGCACGCCAACCTCGAAACTGCCCTGTCGCACTGCGGGGCGCATCCGTGGCGGCGTCAATTCAAAGATGCCTTCGGGATGAAGCATCCCTACTTTTCCCCATCTAAACCCACTTGGAGCCCTTGAGAGAGGGCGATAATTTGGATTGTGGCGAAGCCATATGGATTGTTCATTTGTCATGTTTGATCCCCACTTATAATTTTGGACACGACCAAACTTGCCGGCGGATGAGGTAAGCCGCCGAGCCAACGAGGCGCATTGCGTTCCCACCAATTGCGATGATCTACTAATGCTTGTGAAAAAGTAATAATATCTTCTTCACTGAAACAATGAGACGCCGTGATGAGAATTTGCTGAATATTTTCTTTATTATCGGTCATGACGGAATCCTCGCTGCTTTAATCTCTTTATCGAGCGCGCTTTCCAAATCGTCTAAGCCATCTTCGCCAGCAATCCCGGATTCTGCCTCTTCCGCAGCTTCCGCTTCCTGCGCTTGTGGTTTCCCACCTCGCGGCTCAAGCCCATGCGCTTCTTCGAGCAGCAAATCCGGCACGTCTTCAGGATCGAGGCTTTCAAAGCCAGATTCCTTATCGGCGACGACTTTGCGACGAACTTCCTCGGGTGAAACCACGCTGCTATCGATCCGGATTTGATCCGTTTCGGCCTCCAACTTACGAACCTCCGACTTTTCCTTTTCCGTCATTTCATGAAGCGGCTCGAAGTCATAAGTGATATCTGGGTCTCTCGCGCCCCATAGCGAGATTTGCATTAAATCATAAACCGTGGTTAAAGCGGTTCTGAATAAATGTTCCTGTTCGCCATGGATAGTATCGTTGAATGCCCTCATCTCTCCTTCGGACGTTGCATTAAGTCCTTTTGGTTGAATGCCAGTATACTTGACGAGAGGGATGCGCGCAACCGAGCAAAGATGTTCCTGACTTTGTGCCTGTAATTGATCCAATGTTCCAAGCGGGACAGAAACATTCGCAAAATCTTCTGTATCCTTATCTAGAACGAAAAGACCTTGATTGTCTCGTCCCATCATGAACATAGACATACGCGCGAGGACATCGCCATTCCCACCGCCGGACCCCCCCGGCATGGTGCGCGTGCTCATCTTGGTTTTGAGCACCATCACCGAATAGGCGTGGATGATCTCGCCGACCGATTCGCGCGTTCGCAGCCAAATATCGACGTAGGGTTGAGCCATCTGCGTCATTGATAGACCGCCGAACGCATAGGCCGGCTTCAGGATATCTGGAACCGGACGCCCGATCATGGTGAGAAGCCGCGATTTGTGAATCTCAGTCCCCATCACATACCAGACTTGCGGGTCATACCAGGACCGTAGCAATGGATTCTGGGCGTTATAGGTAGTTGGGTAGCACCAGATAGGTTCAATCGTGCGAAGACCTTTCAGAAAGCCTTTGCTGACCTTTTGTTGCGTCGCCTTGCTGCGACCGTCGCCGATGTCGGTTTGTAATTCCGGATCGCTTAAATCCTCTGGATCAATACCGGCGGTCTCAAGAAAGAGATGGCTGATACCGAAAAAACTATCTTGCGCGGCCGCCGCTTGAAACCATGCGCGAATCTTCAAATACTTCTCGAAATCCTCTAATTCCTTGATCTTTTCCTCTATCTCCTTATTTCGATTATCAGATCGAGGAGAACTTCCATTGCTCTGGCGCGATTCATCATCTTTATTGAATTGCCTTGGCTCGTCCTTTTTTTCCGTGGATTTATCGTGCGTGCCGCGAAACTTAGTCCACTTCCGAATCATTTCTTGAGAGCGAATTTCTCCGAAAAGCCGATACTCCGGGCGCTGCGCAAGTTCTGACAGATAGGGATAACCGAGAAAAAGCAGCCCTTCCGAAGCAACATTCGAGAGCATGCCTCCACCCATCCAAGCCTGGACGGCGAATTGATTATCGGCGACAAGCGCGGAATCTTGCGCCATACGAAGACCACTTTTCTTGGGTGGCATGGCGCGGGCGGGGAAAATTTGATGATCTACCGCTTCCATACGATAGGGACACCAATCAAGCGATCGAGGCCTATTATTGGCACGGAGCTGGCGCATTTCCGCGCTCATCCGCATAAAATGCGCGAGGTCTTCCATAGAGATCGGTCGGTCGCTCGGCTTCTTCGGCTCTGCGGAGACCTTTGGTGGTGGACTTTCCGTCTTATCCTGCGGCTGCAGTCCTTTAGCTGCACGGAATGCGTTGCTGCGTCTATCGCCACCGTGAGCTTTTGCCATTCAAACTTATCTCCTTTGATTTCAAAGATTGAACTTGAAATATCTTCATGTCAATTCCCTTCGGGAACCTTCTCTCCGCGCTCGATCGCGCAAATGCGCTCATCCTGAGATTGCTGCCTTGGAACATTAACGCCAGCGCGGCTTCGCCTCAGCACTGCGTCAACGCTGCTTGCTCCATTGCCATGCGACTGTTAGATTTAATTTACGTGAAACTCGGGTCGAGGTGTCAGCATGGGCGAGACGACGAATATCGCTTGGTGCGATAAAACTTTTAACCCCGTGATTGGCTGCACCAAGGTCGGCCCTGGCTGTAATTCCTGCTACGCGGAGGCGATGGATAATCGTTTCGGAGGCGGCCATTGGGGCACAGGCGCGCCGCGTCGACGCACCTCGCCGGCGAATTGGGACAAGGTTCGCAAATGGAACCGCCACGCAGTCAGGTCTGGCGTGCGCCCTTGGATATTCGTCGCCAGCATGGCCGATGTGTTCGACAATGAATGGGACGAGCAATGGCGCGCTGATCTTTGGGATTTGATGTTTGCTTGTCAAAATCTAAATTTCCAAGTCGTGACAAAGCGCATCGGAAACGCTGCGAAGATGTTGCCGGCAAATTGGAACGCGAATTTTCCGCACGTCGGCATCATCGCTACGGTCGTCACGCAAGAGGAATGCGACCGCGACCTGCCGAAGTTGTTGGCCGTGGATTGCGCCTGGCGCGGGCTGTCGATCGAGCCGCAGTTGGAGCGCGTCATTCCGAAAGAGCGTTGCGATTGGGTGATCACAGGCGGTGAGAGCGACCAGGGTAGTGCGCGCGGAAGGCCATACAATCTAGCGTGGGCCGAGATTCTTTGCGCATGGGGACGCAAGTCAGGAACGCCAATCTTCGTCAAGCAGCTCGGATCGAATATAGCTCGCGGCTGTCAGTTTCACGACCGCGCCGGCGCCGACCCTTTGGAATGGCCGCCTGAATTGCGCGTGCGCGAAATGCCCTGCGGCGTGCCGACGACATTGCGAGGGACAGCATGACCAAGGTGCCCAAGAAACCTCAGATCGCGCCCAAGAAACGCCCGATTGGGCGCCCAAAAAAGTTCACGACGACAACGCCTTGGGATGACGCAGGGGTTCCGAGATCCACCTATTATTGGCGAGAGCAGCGCAAGAAGCGCTAACAAGCCAAAACTGATTTTATGCCGGCGCAAATGTTCGTCTATTTCACTTGACGCCGTGAAGACAAAAAAAGAGCCGTCGGGAAACCGGCGGCCCAAGTCAAGGGAGGAATGATCAACGTGATCCACGAAGCAAGAGCTATCTCGCTGCGAAGTCCACACTTTAGCGCGGCGCGCGCGGCACGTCAACAGCCATTCAAAGCACCTTCACGATGTTCAATGCCTGCACGCACAGCTTGCCGTATTGATCCCGCGCGATGTTGAAGCTGGTTTGCATGCCAGAGAAATCCGCCTCGCGCATAAGGTCGCACAGAACTTGAAGTGCCGGCATCATGCGCTCGCGAAGATCGTCGGCGATGTCCTTGTCGGATTTACCTTGGACGATTTTGAGAGGCTCGGTCATGCGCCATCTTTCTTTTTCCGCCATTGGGCTGTTCTCTTGGCCACAGAGGCTGAGGTGTTCCCAATTTACGGCGCCGCGATTTCTTCCGCCAGCCGCATCGCGGCGACTGCTTGCTGATTTTCCCGCCAATAAGCGCATCCTGGCGTATGCGCCGCCAATTCCAAACCGGCGAGGTCCGCTTCTTGGGATTCGCGATTGATCGTTCGATCCGCCGCCCACAACGGATTGCGCTGAAGCCGCTCGTATTCATGGGCGAGGATGAGCATGGCCGAGACCTGCTGCAAATTTTCGGGCTTGAGGAAGACCCGGCAGCCGGCGGCGAAATAGGTGATAACGGACGCCCTGAGAAAATCGTCTCTCGCTTTCGCGTAACTCGCGCTCTCGACATTCGGGTAGTTGTCATAAGGAAGCGATGTCTGGTTCCGAGATTGTATGTCCTTGGCGTGGCTTTTGGCAATTTCGCCATTGCCGCACCACATGGCGAAAAGCATTAATCCTATGATAGAGAAGATAATTCTGGTCATTTTGGTGCGTCCTTCTTTTTATCGCGAAACCATTTGGCCTTCGACACGCCAGCGGCTTCCCATAGCCTCGCACTTGTCTTCGGGTGTCCGCGTTTCGGTTTGGCTGGCGAGGCAGGGATCGAACCTGCGGCCAAGACATTAACAGTGTCCTGCTCTACCCCTGAGCTACTCGCCAATTTCTTTTTCGGTTTCGTGCGCGCAGGTTTGTTGCGTGCGCTGACAAGTGCTGCCTTCGCCTTCTCGATCTTTTCAGGCGGCGCGGCGACTAGATGGGCAACGATAGTGACAGTCGGCTTTAATCCGACGAATCCGCGGTCATGCGGCCCATGATGATCAAGTGCGGTTTCTGTCGGCGCGTACAATTGCCGAGGAGGTAGAGACTGCTTGCCCGCGAGTTTTTCTGATTGCTTCGCCATGAGACCGATATTAGTCTGATGAGACTGAAAGTCAATTACGGTCTCAATGCCGTCGCGTCCGCGGCATCTGCCGCGCCCTTTGGAGCATTTCATTCGTGATCACGACGGCAGATGGGATGACTGTGCGACACATATTGGCCAGCGCCAGTGCGCAAACGCAATCATCATAGAATCCTTCCGGGGCGCTATAACTGACCCCCGTTCTCGTCACAACGAATTCAAATTGCTCAAGTTCATCCTGGATCGGTCCCTTGGGATACCAGATGCGACGGCTCTGGATCGCCACGGCGAGGCCCTCCATGAGCTTTTGTTTACTCTGTGACGTAAACTGCCATCCCTGAAACGATGCGCCCAGTTCGCGGGTCAAATCCTCGACGATGGGATCACCGACGCCGGTCGAGTCGCCCAATGCTGGAACGGTCCCCGTGGCGGCAATAACCTCATTCAGCGTCTCACCCCAAGGTTTATGGAAGCGGAGGAATCGGCAAACCACGCCATCTTCGTCGAGCCCGATTCCGACGGTATAATCGTGCTTCTTGGCGAAATCCCATCCCCACCATAGCGGCGGCTTATCCGAAAGTGGCCGCACGCAAGCCTCGATATGACCCAGACCAAATGGGTTGCCGCCGTCGTCGGAAGCCTCGCAGAGATAGAGTTCCTTGAACGCGCCCTCCGGGAGCTGGTCGCGGGCATCGTCGATCTCCTTGCGGTCCAGCACGCCAGCCGCCACGGCATCATCCGCGACGATCTTGTGATAGGCCAGTTCTCGAGGTTCTTTCCCTGCGTTCTGTTCCTGTTCAGCCCGGCGAGCGAGCTTAAAAAACCAATTTTTCCGCCCGCGAATATTCCCGATCAAACGAGCTGGTCCGCGCGTAAATGTTAGGGTAGACCGAATAGCAATAAATGAATCCTCTTTTGTTCGTGATGCTTCATCAATAACTACGGCGTAGACATCTTCCCCATAAAGGCTATCAGGCTTGTCTCCAGACTTAAACCATATGACGGTTCCATTTATTAGCGTTATCGTCGTGGGCTTTAGTGTAGCCTTATACATATTTCTTGGCAACGCGCGCATCATGCGTCGAAAGGCTATAAATGACTGATCAGAAACAGGGGCGACCCACCAGTAGTTCCATCCCGGCTTGCCACCTAACGCTTGCTCGACAAGCCATGCTATACATGAACTTGTCTTGCCAGCTTTGGTCGACGCTTCAATGCACGAGAAACGATGACTGTCGAATACTGCTTCAAATTGCTTCGGATAAAATTTAGGCCGTTCATAATTGATCCATACCTTGCGTTTTGTCGATGAATCATCAGGTTGCTGCGTCGCCAAATCAATCCTTCGGCTCCAACGGCCGACCTCCTTCAAAAACTCGAAGCCCGAAGCTGTGTTCGATTTCTACCGGACCATCATTCGGACCGGAATGTTCGGTTTTCTGGGCGATCAATTTTGGATGAATATAAGGCGCAGCGTCCTTTGCGAAGCCATGCGCTGCTGCTAGGTCATCTTTACTCAAAGCGTTGCGCATAGCTTTCAACATGACATCGAGCGGCGTCACTTCGGCGCGCAATGCTTTTTTTGCCACTTCTCGTGCGACCGCTGATTTTGGATGAGCGCTCTTCGCTCCTCTTGGTCTTCCAGAACCCGGACGCTTTCCACCTGTGCCCGCCATTGATTTTTACCGATTGCATTGATTTTATTTTTCAACGCTCTTTGATTTCCGCAAGCGCAACATCTTTTTATATCATTGTTGCGACTAAATTTTCGCATTTTGTCACGCGCGTGTCTATCCGCCATGTTTTGGCAATGAATATGCGGCTTTTGGCGTCTTGTCGCAATCCCTCATTTATGTCTTGCCATTTCCCGCGTTTTGTTTCACATTGGAAACATTAAACGGGTTGTCGCAGGACTGATCCGGCAACTGGAGGCGAAGATGACCTATGAGGAAGCCTGCGCGAAAATCCCCCGAGACGCCCTGCTAACCTGCACCTTCGGATACCCAAACGAGGGCGGCTATACGGAGTTCTGGTGGACGCCAGCCGGGCGGCGCTGGGAGGTATCAAATGGACCGTGGTTCGCGATGTGGCCATTTGACTGGACCTGCAAGGAAGTAACGATGCAACTCACCGGAAAAGCGCAGTAGGAGGTCGTCATGTTCGGCATATTCTTCGATCTTAGCAAGCTGTCGGGTAGGGGATGCAATGAGTCGATCGACGCGGATAACGCGAGATAATGGGAGAAAATGATGCAATACCCAACGCTGGAACAAGTTGAGCGGGCCGACCGATTGCAGCTTTGTCGCTGGTGGCGACACCTAAACTCACCCGGCGCGTGGGCTATCGGCCGAGACAATTTTGAAGCCGTAATGGAGCAAGAGGTCGCCGTTATGGATCGTATCGCGGAGCGCTTCAAGGAAGTAGGCGGCTTCACGCCGGAAATCTCCAAACACATAGGATGGTAACGATGACCACCAAAGAGCAAGTCATTGAGTATTTCGAATACCTAGATGATCTTCGCGAATCCGGCGTGACCAATATGTTTGGAGCGCGCCCTTATATCGTCAGACAGTTCGGGCTTCAGTCAGATGCCGCAGGGAGAATTCTATCGGCATGGATGGCGACGGATTTAAACTTGCCAGCCGATGCCCGCGCGGAAGAATGCGGATTGCTGGAAAAGGGAGAAGACAGATGAAAGTTACAGATGCAATGGTTGAGGCGGCAGCGCGAGCCTATGGGGCCGTGCTCGGGTCGTATTTCCCCGAAGGGCGAGGCTATGATGAATTGATGCCGGGGGAAATCAAGATCGCGCATGAAAGCGCTCGTGCGGCTCTTGAGGCGGGTATCGCCGCTTGGGTGAAACCAACGCGAGCCGAATCGGCGCGGGCCAGATGGGATGCGATGACGCCAGAGCAGCGCAGGCTGCATACGGCGCCAGCCCTCAAGGGTCGGCTTCAAAGTCAGGGATACCTTGACGATGACCGTTGAATATGTCAAAAAGAACGGGCCGAGGAGCGTTGAAGCGCTCTACCCGGCCCACACAGGCGACGGAACCGCCCATGAACTCGCGTTTAATACGCCAGCGCGCGATCACGCGCAATCCATTTCTCCGCCCTCCATGAAAAACCCCGTTGTAAGCGGGGTCATAACCAGCGCGTGCCGTTACCAACGCGCGGCCCAGCCCATGCGGCTGATCGAGCCTGACGGACAAAGCCTACGGATAGGCGTGGCAAAATCTTTCGAGGTGCTCTTTCTCCCGCCGATATGGTTACGGCTTACGCCATCATTCCATACGCAACGGGACTTTCCACACCGGGCGAGGCTTGTGAGGCCGAACCCATATCCAAGCCATAGCATACGGCTCAAAGCGGTCGGGGCGGTAAAGGGTCCGCCAAACCAAAATCAGCTTGGGAAATCGGAAGTAGGAGTCGCGTTAAGCTGGAGCAGCGCCAATCGACCTGTTCCGGTCCAAACTCACAGGGCCAGCACTAACCGCACAGGTTCCCGTTGTAAGGGGGGCCGGTCCTTAGCGGAAAGCGGAACTGTGTCATTAACAGATAGAGGGATAGGGGAATGAAAGTCTGGATCAGCAAATACGCCTTGAGTGGCGGAATATTTGAGATGGAAGTGAATGAACCGCGTGTTTATTCACATACTGAATTAATTAGCGATCCCGATAATCCGCTTCGTTATTTTCATGGCGATGGCAACGAATGGCATCGCACGCAAGAGGGTGCATTCATCCGCGCCGAGCAAATGCGTCTGGCGAAAATCAGGTCGCTTGAGAAGCAAATTACCAAGTTAATGTCACTCAAGTTCCATGCCTAATCCGCCATTCCAACCAAGGAGACGATGCAATGAATGACACATCAGAAGTTGCCGTTAGCGCCGGGACTGTGGTCGATTTCGACGGTGAAGAACTTGCAAAACGCTTTGCCGCATTCATGCGAGAGCAGGGGAGATTGCCAGCGTCCGAGCGATGCAATCTGCAAATGGCATGCGCTGCCCTTGCGAACATCGCGGGAGAATACGTTATCGAGACTCTTGGTGGACAGGTATCGCTCATCACGGGGCATTAACAATGAGCGGATTTTCAAAGCGCACGAAGACCGCTATCGGCGACCTCGCTGGCGTCATGGCGGCGGAAGGCGTGTGATGGATTTTGTCGGATAATTATTGTTTCACGGCGGAAATATTAGTTGCTAATTTCGCGCGGCATGTTAGATTTAATTCAGTGAGAAACACCTGCCACGGAGACGGAAAATGAAAACCGAAATCGTATGCGTCAAGCGCCACGGTCTTAGCATTATTGCCACGGAAGGCGCGGACTTCGCCGCCAAGGTGACGCAGCTGCAATATGAACCCGGCAAGATTTACGATCCACGGATCGGTGTGCAGCAGGAATGGCTTGTTCCTATCTATCCCACCCATTGACGCAACACCGGGTGGCCTAGCGCCGCCCTCCACCCTGCCACGAAATAGGAAACCCAATGCCTATCACCACAACATTGAACAGGATTCGCGCACATCATCCTTGCCAGGACGGGTGGGTGAAGCTCTTAGCGGGACTCGGCAAGAGCGAAGCCGACGACGAACCACTGCTTTATACGCGCATCGTCGAGATCAATGGCATTGATGATGCTTTGTGGGCGTGCCGCGCCGAACCACAATACGCGAAGGAATGGAGATTATATGCCGTGTGGTGCGCACGGCAAGTCGAACATCTGATGGAAGACCAGAGATCAAAAGACACTCTTGTAATCGCCGAACGGCACGCAAATAGCGAAGCGACTGATGAAGAATTGGCCGCCGCCTGGGACGCCGCTAGGGACGCCGCTAGGGACGCCGCTAGGGACGCCGCTAGGGACGCCGCTAGGGA